TGCGCAACTACGTCCAGCCGGGCAACAGCCTGGCCATCGCCGTCCCCTATGCGGGCGGCATCCTCTCCGGCCAGGGCGTCCTGGTCGGCGCGCTGTTCGGTGTCGCCGCCGTCGATGGCGTGCAGAACGCCATCATCGAGGCCGCCACCCAGGGCGTGTTCGACATCACCAAGGAGCCCGCGCTCGCCATCACCGCGGGTGCTCGCGTCTTCTGGGACAACACCAACCGGCGCATCACCACCACGGCCACCGGCAATTTCCAGGTCGGCATCGCCAGCCTGGCCGCACTCGCGGCCGACACCACCGTCCGCGTCTGGCTCAACCGCGTGCCGGCGATCGGCACGTGAACCGCGATCCCAAGGCCACCCGGGGCTATCGCAACCGCAACCCGGGCAACATCGACTGGAACGAGCGCAACAAATGGCAGGGGCAGCTCGGCCGCGAGGCGAGCGGCAATCCCCCGCGGTTCGCCGTGTTCAGCAGCCACGAATTCGGCATTCGGGCGCTGGCCATGCTGCTCACCACCTATCAGGACCGACACGGCCTGCGCACCCTGCGCGGCATCATCGGGCGCTGGGCGCCCGTGCGCGAGAACCACACCGAGGCCTATGTCGACGCGGTCGCGGCCCGCACCGGCTTCGGCCCCGACACGCCGCTGGACCTCCATCTCTGGACGCAGCTGCGTCCGCTGGTCGAGGCGATCATCCACCACGAACTCGGCAGCAACCCCTATGCCGCCGCCACCATTGACGAGGGCCTGCGCCTGGCCGGCGTGGCACGGCCGGTGAACAGCATCGCCGATGCGGCGCGGACCGGCACGGGCCAGGGCGCGCTCACGGTCGGGGCGGTCGCCACCGCGGCGGCCACCGCAGCGCCCGCGGTGCAGGCGCTGGGCGCGTTGCCGCCCTGGGTCGGTGTCGCGCTGGTGGTCGCGGCGGCGGTGGTCGCTGTCGCTGTGGTGCTGGCCGGGCGCCGGCAATCGGCGGCCGTGCCGTGATGACGCCGCTCGCGGCCCTCGGCGCCCGCATCGGCGGCTGGGCGGTGGCCGTGCTGGCGGCGGCCGGCGCCGTGCTCGCGCTGCTCGGTCTGGCGCGGCGGCAGGGTCGCCAGGATGCGGAGCGGCAGGCCCTGGAACGGAACCTCGAACAGGGGAGGAACGCCGATGCGGCGGCTGCCGAGTATCGCGCTGATGGCGCTGCTGAGCGCCTGCGCCGCGGGCGGTTCTGACCGCCCCTGCTTTGCGCTGGTCCCGTACAGCGCCGAGATACAGCGCCAGGCGGCGGCGGAACTGGCTGCCTTGCCGCGTGACGCCGCGCTGGCGCGCATGATCGACGACTATGGCGAGCTGCGCGCCCGCATCCGCGGGGCCTGCGGACAATGAGCGCCTTCGCCGCGGCCATGGACGCGCTGGCCGCGGATCCGAACATCGGCACGGCGGCCAGCTATCGCGCGGACGGAACCGGGGCGCCGGTCCTGCTCCGCGTGGTCCGCAGCGCGCCGGATCGGCTCGGCGATGCCTTCGGCACCAGCGTCATCCAGGCCAGCGATGTCCTGACGGTGGCCATCGCCGTGCTGGCAGCGGTGGACGCCAACGACACCTTCACCCTCGGTGCCGACACCCTGACCGTCCAGCACGCCGAGCGCGACGCCGCCGGCATCGCCTGGCGCGTCTTCTGCCGCCGATAGGAGCACCGCCATGATCGATCCGGAGCGCATCGGCGCGATCATCGGCGAGGCGCTGCTCGCCGCCGCGCTGGGTGCGCTCGGGGCCGTCGCGCGGCTGACCGCGACCGGTCGGCCGATGCTGAGCGGCGCCTTCCTGCTGCACACGCTGGCCGGCGGCAGCCTCGGCACCGGCGCCTGGCTGATCGCGCGGGCGCTGGCGTTGGACGGGTGGTGGCTGTTCGCCGTCGCCTGGCTCGCCGGCACGCTCGGCTACGCGGCGCTGCACGACCTGCTGCTGCGCGTGCTGAATCGCCGGCTGGGCGGGCCGTAGCTCATGCGCCTCGGCGCCAGCATCGTCGGCGATCTGCGCAGAGTGCTGGCGGACGAGGTGCGCGCAGGGGAGCGGGCGGCCATGACCGCCATCCGCGCCGAGACCGAGCAGGTGAAGGCCGAGCTGCGCCGGCAGGTCACCGCCGCCTTCTCGGGCAATGCGCGCGGCATCGCCAATGCCTGGCGGTCGATGCTGTTTCCGCGCAGCGGACAGTCGCTGCGGCCGGCGGGGCTGGTGTTCACCAAGGTGGCGAAAATCATCGACGCCTTCGAGCGCGGCGCGCTGATCCGCGCCAGGGGCGGCGGCAAGTTCCTGGCGATCCCGACCGGCTTCAACGCGGCGCGTGGCCGCCGGGGGCGCGGCGAGAAGGGCATGCGGGTGACGCCGGCCCAGATGGTCGCCTCCGGTCAGGCCTTTCTTCGCCCCTTCAAGTCGGGCCGCGGCTTCGTCTGGTGCCTGCCGCTGCGGCAGGGCGAGCAGACCGGGCGGCGGCGGCGCACGCGATTGGTGGCGGGCGGCGTGACGGAAGTTGGCACCGCCAATCGCAAGGGCCGCGAGGCCTGGGCGCGCGGCCTGCTCGAACAGGGGATGGTGCCGATGTTCCTCCTGCTGCCCCAGGTGAAGCTCGCCAAGCGGCTCGACGTGCGCGGCGCCGCGGAGCGCGGGCTGCGGCGGCTGCCGGGGCGGTTTGTGGCGGCCTGGGAACGCGAGAGCGGGAGGGCAGGATGAGCGCGCGCGAAGTCGCCATCGCGGCCCTGCATACCCGGCTGGTCACGTCGCTGGCGGCACGGAACCCGGCGCCCGTCGTGCTGCGCGGTGAGACCATCCCGCAGCGCATCCCACCGGGCGGCATCGTCGTGGTCCGCGACGGCGAGACGGTGGAGGAGACGCCAATTCTCTCGCCTCTGGCCTGGCAGATCGAGCATCGCGCCGAGGTCGAGGTCACCGTGGCCGGCGCCACGCCCGCCGCGCGCAGCAGCTTGCTCGACACGCTGCTGGTGGATGTCGCCGCCGCCATCACCGCCAACCGCACGCTGGGCGGCACCGTCGAGTGGGCGCAGCCCGGCAGCGCGTCGTTCGAGGATGTCGAGTTCGAGGGCGCGGCCACGGCGCGCGCCGCCGCCGTCCCCATCACCCTCTGGTTCACCGTCGCCGGCTCGCCGCTGGCCTGATCCCCCTCCAGGAGAAAGTCCATGCCCCGTGCCATCGGCGCAAACTGCCGCCTGCTCATGCTGCCCGAAACCGTCTACGGCACCGCCCCCGGCAGCAACTGGCGGCGCATGCCGTTCCTGTCCTGCGATCTCGGCGCTGAGCAGCCGCTGCTCGATGCCGACGTCATCGGTGTCGGCAGCAACCGCGATCCGGCGGCGCCCTTCCTGGATACGGTCACCGTCGCTGGCCAGGCGGTGGTGCCGGTCGATCTGGTCAACATCGGCCACTGGCTGCGGCTTCTGCTCGGCGCGCCGGTGACCACCGGCACGACGAACTTCATCCACACCTTCGGCTCGGGCGCAGCGTCGCTGCCCAGCAACGCGATGGAAATCGGCTATCCGGACGTGCCGAGCTTCGACGTGTGCACGGGCGTGCGCGCCGACACGCTGGAGATGGACTTCACGCCCACCGGCGCGGCGACGGCGACCTTCGGGCTGCTCGGCCAGGGCTCGGTGCGCACTGGCGCCACGTCAGGTGGCACGCCGACCAGCGCGGCCTACACGGCCTTCAACAAGGCGCAGGGATCGATCACGCGCAGCAGCGTTGCGCTGGCGCAGGTCACCGGCGCGCGGCTCACCTATGCCAACGGCATGGAGGCGGTGCGCACCATCCGCGCCGATCGTCGCATCGAGGGCGTGGACCCCGGCATCGCCCGCTGCACCGGCCAAATCACCGTGCGCTTCGAGAACACCACACTGCTCGCCCAGGCGCAGGCCGGCACCTCCGCCGAATTCGCCATGGCCTTCACCATCGATGCCAACCGCAGCCTGACCATCACGCTGCACGAGGTGTACCTGGCGCTCGCCAAGACGCCAATCGAGGGGCCGGCCGGGGTGGAGGCCAGCTTCGATTTCCGCGCGGCGTTCAACGCGACGGCGACGCGCATGATGACGGCAGTGCTGCGGAACCAGCAGGCTGGGACGGAGTATGCGTAAGCCCAGCGCCCTGAGAAGGCTTCGCTGGAAAGTTGCCCGCCACCACGGCTATGCCGATAGCTCCCGCATGACTTTGATGAGGTCGGACTTGCCCTCAAAGCCGATGCCCGGCAGCTCCGGCATCACCACGTGCCCGTCTTCGACACGAACGCCGTCCGGAAAGCCGCCATAGGGCTGGAAGAGGTCCGGGTAGCTCTCGTTGCCGCCGAGCCCGAGGCCGGCCGCGATCATCAGCGACATCTGGTGCCCGCCATGCGGGATGCAGCGCGACGGCGACCAGCCGAACTGGCGCAACACCTCGAGCGTGCGGAGATACTCGACCAGGCCGTAGGACAGCGCGCAGTCGAACTGCAGCCAGTCGCGGTCCGGCCGCATGCCGCCGTAGCGCAGCAGGTTGCGGGCATCCTGGTGAGAGAAGAGGTTCTCACCGGTCGCCATGGGGCCGGGATAGAACTCGGACAGCGCAGCCTGCAGGGCATAGTCCAGCGGGTCGCCGACCTCCTCGTACCAGAACAGCGGATAGTCCCGGAGCATCTTGGCGTAGGCGATGCCGGTCTCGAGGTCGAAGCGGCCATTCGCATCCACGGCCAGCTGAGCCTGGCTGCCGATTTCGGCCAGCACCGCCTCAATCCGTGCGCTGTCCTCCGCGATGGAGGCACCGCCGATCTTCATCTTGACCACGTTGTAGCCGCGGTCGAGGTAACCCCGCATCTCGGCACGCAGCGAGGAATTGTCCTTGCCTGGATAGTAGTAGCCGCCGGCGGCGTAGACGAAGACGCGGGGGTTCGCCTCGCGCCCATGACGTTCGGCCAGCAGGCGGAACAGCGGCTTGCCTTCGATCTTGGCGACGGCGTCCCACACGGCCATGTCGATCGTGCCTACGGCGACCGAGCGCTCGCCATGGCCGCCGGGCTTCTCGTTCTGCATCATCGCCGCCCAGACCTTGGCGGGGTCAATGTTGTCGCGCGCATCGTCGAGCAGGCTCTTCGGGTCGGCGTCGAGGATCCGGTCGCGGAAGCGCTCGCGGATCAGCCCTCCCTGGCCGTAGCGGCCATTGGAGTTAAAGCCGTAGCCAACGACCGGCTTGCCGTCGCGCATCACATCGGTGACGACGGCCACGAGGCTCGCCGTCATCTTGCTGAAATCGATGTAGGCGTTGCGGATGGGCGAGGCGATCGGCTTGGTGACCTCGCGGATTTCGACGATGCGCATTCAGCATACTCTCCGATTCTAACGGTGGCTCGGTCCGGCCCAGCTTCCCTGTCCTGGGCCGCTTTCCCGTGGCGTGACCATCAGATACGGTTCCATTTGATCCGAACTCCAATGCCAAGAGTGGTTTTCGCTATGCGTGTTTGGCATCAGCCATGGAGCTGAACTGGCTCGAAGACTTCCTCGCCCTCGCCGAGCACCGGAACTTCTCCCGGGCGGCGGAGGCGCGACATGTCACCCAGCCTGCCTTCAGCCGCCGCATCCGGGCACTCGAGGACTGGGTTGGCACGCCGCTGGTCATCCGGGCGCCGGGGGGCGCAGTGCTGAACGCCGCCGGCGAAGTCCTGCGCGAGCAGGCCGCCGGCCTTGTGCGCGACCTTCACCATGCCCGGCGCGGCGCGCTGAAGGCTGCGGGGCGCGAGGGCTCCGCGCTGACCATCGCCGCGACGCATGCGCTGTCCTTCACCTTCTTCCCCGCCTGGATCCGCTCCTTTGCGCCGCTGGAGACGCTCGGCACGCTGAACCTGATCTCCGACACCATGGCGGCCTGCGAGCGCATCCTGCTGGCGGGCGATGCCGATTTCCTGCTGTGCCACGTGCGCGCCGGAGTGCCGACGGGACTCACACCCGACGCCTTCACCAGCGTGGTGGTCGGCGCCGACCTCCTGGTGCCAGTCTCCGCGCCCGACGCCGCTGGCCTCGCCCGGTGGACACTGCCTGGTACGCCCGGGGTACCCCTGCGCCTGCTGGCCTATAGCGGCGCCTCAGGGCTGGGCCGCATCCTGGATGCGACCTGGCGCTCGAGCGGTCAGGCGCTGGCGCTTGATCCCGTGTTCACCTCGCCGCTGGCGGCGGCGGTGCAGACCATGGCGCGGCAAGGCGGCGGGATCGCGTGGCTGCCCCGAACCATGGTTGCCGAAGACCTCGCGGCGGGCCTCCTGGTGGACGCTGGCGGTGATAGCGGCTTCTCGGTGGACGTCGAGATACGCCTTTTCCGCCCGAAGCGAAGGCAGTCGAACGCTGCCGAGGCGTTTTGGAAGGCGATGTCGAGGCAGCCTGCATCGCATGGCGGAGAGCCATAGCTGGCCAGCGGCCAGGCAATTGTAAGGCCGCGTTTGCTGACGACGTGAAGACCTGGAGAATCACATGCTTACTCTCGACCTTCCGGTCGAGCCGTACTGGCTCGACCTTCCCCGCGGCGTTCGCGTGGAGATCCGCCCGGTCACCACCGCCGTGATGGCGGCTGCCCAGGCGGGCTCCGCGCGCCGCCTTGGCGCGCTGCGGGCGGCAGAGACTGACCTCGACCCCGACATGGCCCGTGGCCTTGCCTTCGCCTTCCTCGTCAAGGTGCTGGCCCGCCACGCCGTGACCGCCTGGGAGGGCGTCGGCGACGCCGCCGGCAAGCCGCTGCCGCTCTCGCCCGAGGCGGTCGAGCGCCTGATGGACATGGACGAGATGGCCGCCGCCTTCTGGGACCGCGCCACCGGCCCCGTCGCCGCCGTGGCGCTGGAGGGAAACGGCTAAGGGCCCGGGCCGAATGGCATTTCGGCCCGGGCCCTGATTACTGCCGCGGTTGCGCGGCCCTCGACCGCGACTGCGGTCAGACCTGCCCCTACGCCGCCCACGCTCCGGCCAGCGTCGAGGGCGCCGCCGCCTGGGCCGCCGGCACCACCTGCGCCACGGCGACCATGGCGGGCCTGGATCTCGACATGCCGGCCGCGCTCGCCACCGCCCGCGAGATGGGCGCCTCCGGCTGGGCCGCGGCCGAACTGCTGCTCGCCATGCGCATGGGCCTCGCCGCCGGCAGCACGTCCCGGCGCGCTGAACACCACCCGACCGGCGCAGGAGGCTTGACCCATGGCGGATAGCACGCGCCGCGTCTCCGTCCGGCTCTCGCTGGACGATGCAGCCAAGGTTAAGGCTGGTCTGCGTGAAGTGGGCGAGACCGGCCAGCGTTCCCTGGAGCAGATCAAGGGCGGCGCCGAGCGCGCGTCCCGATCGCTCGACCTGCTCGACGTCGCCGTGCGCGGGATCCAAATCGCAGGCCTTGCCGCCGGTGCGCGCGCGCTTGTGCAGGCTGGTGACGCGCTCACCCAGGGCCTGTCCCGCCTGCAGAACGCCACCGGCTCGGTTGAGCGGGCGAGTCAAGTCTACGAGGCACTCTACCGCAACGCGTTGCAGACCGGTGTCGCGGTCTCGGAAAGCGTCGACGCCTTTCAGCGCTTCTCCATCGCCGCACGCGAGATCGGCGCCACTTCCGACCAGGTGGTCCGCCTCGTTAGCGGGCTGCAACGCGTCGCCATCGTCTCCGGCGCCTCCACCCAGGAGATCAGCAGCGCCACCTTGCAGCTGGCCCAGGCGCTGGCCTCGGGCGTGCTGCAGGGCGATGAGCTGCGCGCCATCCTCGAGGCCATGCCGCTGCTGGCCGAGGGGCTCTCGCGCGAATTGGGCGTGTCCATCGGCGAGCTGCGCAAGCTGGGCTCCGAGGGGCAGCTCACCGCCGAGCGGGTGTTTCCCGCCCTGCTGCGCGCCACCGAGCGCCTGGGGGCGGAGTTCGAGCGGGCGCCGCTGTCGCTCAGCCGCGCCTTCGGCCAGCTGACGGCCGCCACCGACACCTTCCTCGGCCAGCTGGACCAGGCCATCGGCCTGTCCAACGGGCTGGCGCGTGCGCTGGCCGGCGCCGCACGCGTGCTCGACGGCATTCGCCGCGGGGCCGGGCTGGGCCTGCCGGGCGAGGTGGATACCGATCGCCGCCGCCAGGCGGAGGAGCTGCGCGCCGCCATCGCCCGCATGGAGGCGGAGAATGACGGCCGCGACAGCCTGCGCGCGCAGCCGCGCCGCGGCTCGATCCGCGGCGGGCTGGTCGGCACCGCGCAGCAGCAGGCGGGCGTGGACCGCGCCGCCCGGCTGGAGGAGCTGCGCCGGCAGTATCAGGAACTGTCGGAGGAGATCACCCGCGGCGAGCAGGCCGCCGGCGAGCGCCAGCGCACCGAGCAGGAGGGCGCCGCCGCCCAGGCCGCGGACGCCCGCCGCCGTCGCGCGGCCGCGGAGGCCGAGGAGCTCCGCAAGCAACTGGACGACCGGTTTCGGATCAACAGCGCCTATGAGGAGCGCGTCCGCCGCCTGCGCGATGCCGAGGCCGCGGGCGGCCTGACCGCCGCCGACCGCACCCGGCTCGAAACCCTGGCGCTGCGCGAGCGCGACCAGGCGCTGCAGCGCATCGAGGGCACCACGCGCCGTGTGGCCACGATCCCGCGCCCCGACCGCGAGGCCGAGCGCGAGATCAACGACCTGATCCGCGAGCGCGAGCGGCTCATCCAGAACAACGAGACGGCCTATGAGAAGTACCAGCGCCGGCTGGAGACCCTGGGCCGGCTGGTGGAGCGGGCGGAGCGCGCCGGCCGCCCGGTGCCGGACGAGACCATCTCGCGCGAGGCCAATGCCGCGCTGGAGGAGCTGGAGCGCGGCCAGCAGCGCGTGCACCTCGGCCTGACTTTCAGCAGCGCCTTCGAGGACGCGATCATCAAGGGCGAGAAGCTCTCCAAGGTGATGCAGGGGCTGCTGCAGGACATCGCCCGCGTCATCGCTCGGCGCACCATTACCGAGCCGCTGGGCAATGCGGTCACCACCGCGCTGTCGGGCTTTTCCTTCGGGAACCTGTTCTCCGGCCTGTTCCGGGCGGAGGGCGGGCCGGTCTCGGCGGGGCAGCCTTACATCGTGGGCGAGCGCGGGCCCGAATGGTTCGTGCCCAGCCGGAGCGGCACCGTGCTGCCGAATGGCACCGCACCCGCCAGTGGCCCCGTGATCCACCAGACCATCTCGATCGACGCGCGCGGGGCGGACGCCGGGGTCGAGGCGCGGCTGCGGCTGCTGGCGGGGCAGATCGCGCGCCAGGCCTCGGTGATGACGCTGGACGCGGTGCGCCGCGGCGGCGCGGCCTACGAGACGGTGCGGGGATAGCGGCGATGGTGGAATATGCCTGGCCGGAGCTGCTGCGCCCCTCACGCTTGGTCTTTTATCTGCAGCACAACACGCTGCGCTTTGTCTCGCCGGTCACGCGCGCCACCCAGGTCATGCGGCGCGAGGGCGCGCGCTGGGTGGCGGAGGCGAGCTTTGAGCCGCTGAACCCGGCCAGGGCCGGCCTGCTGGAGGGGCTGCTCGCGGCACTCGCCGGCTCGGTGAACACGGTCCGGGTCTGGGACTGGCGGCGGGAGTTTCGCACCGGGGATCCCAGGAGCCAGGGCGATGTGCCCACCGGACCCTACAGCTTCTCGGACGCGACGATCTTCACGGATGGGACGGGGCTGGTGGTGGGCTCGGGCAATCCGGCGCTGGCCGCGGGAGCGCCGCGGGGCGCGCTCAGCATCACCACCGCAGGCTGGTGGCCCGGCACGGTGGCGGTGGGCGCGGGGGATCACATCGGCCTCGGCGGCCGGCTCTACATGGCGACCGAGACGGTGGTGGCCTCGGGCGCGGGCACGGCCACCATCCCCATCGCGCCGCCGCTGCGCGAGGCGATGCTGGTCAGCGCGCCGCTGGTGCTGACCAAGCCCAGCGTGCCGATGCGGCTGGTCTCGGATGATGAGGCCGCCAATCCGACCCGGCCGGGGCGGTTCACCGCGATTACCATCCGGATGGAGGAAGCACTCTAATGTCCGCCAGCAACGGCACACCCCGTCTTTCCGCCCACGCCGCCGCCTCCGCCACCGCGCCGGTCGCGGCCCCCGTGGTGATGGTGGAGCTCGACTTCGCCTCCGGTGCCTTTCGCGCCTGGACTGGTCTCGGCCTGCTGCACTGGGCCGGAAAGATCTTTGATGGGGTGGGCTCGATTGGCGCCGTGAGCGAGATCGAGGAGACGGTGGAACTGCGTGCGGTGCGGCTGTCCCTGGCGCTGTCGCCCGTCCCGCAGGAGGTGGTGGACATCGCCCTGGCCGAACGCAGCTTTCGCCTGCGGCCGGCCCGGCTGTGGGGCGCGCTGCTCGACGCCGAGGGCGCCTTTATCGCCGACCCGTTTCCGCTCTGGGCTGGTCTGATGGACACCATGCAGGTCACGGACGGCGCCGAGCCGCGCGTGACGCTCACCTGCGAGAGCAGGCTGGTCGACCTCGAGCGGGCCGAGGTGCGGCGCTACACCGACGCCGACCAGCAGGCCGAATACCCCGGCGATCGGTTCTTCGAATACGTCCCTGCGCTGCAGGAGGCCGAGATCCGGCTGCCGGCGCGGTAGGCCCGAGGCGGGCACCCATGCGCCATCCCGACTGGGCGACGCGGCTGGCAGCCCTGCTGTCAGCGGCGGAGACGCGTCCGTTCGACGCGCATCGCTGGAACTGCGCGCGCTTTGCCCTCGCGGCAGTGGAGGCGGTGACCGGCACCCGGCCCCGGGTCCGCGTACTGCCGGACCTCGCCGCCTCTGCGGACAGCTCGGCCTTTCCCCGCGTCGCGCCCGCCTTTGCCCGCATGGGCGATGTGGTGCTGGCGGGCGATCGGCCGCGGCTGGGCGTCGTCGTGGATGCCGGTCGCGCCGCCTTCGTCGGGCCGCGCGGCCTGCTGCGCCTCCCGATCACCACCTGCACCACCGCCTGGAGGGTTGGCTGAATGCCCGCTGCCATCCCCCTCATCGCCGTCGTGGCCGGCGGCGTGGCCTCCGCCGCCCTCGGCGGCGGCCTGCTCGGCGCGCTGGT